ATGGCATTACCGTTAAGGGATTATTATCCAGTTACCCGCGCCGCGAATTTACTTGGCTGTGAAGTGAACGATTTGTTCCACTGGGCGAGAAGGGGGTATATAGAATTATATGCGTATATTGATTCGGCTTGTGGTGTTGTTCACATGCATGAGCTTGATTATTTTCTCCCATTTATTGATCAAGAGGTGAGGGGGTGGGTTAAATCGTTGCAAGAAGAATCTTTACGGGCTGAACTGGATGATTTTGTGGATGAAAAAATCAACAGAACAATGGGCGTTTTTTGTAAGTTAAATTACCTGAAAGAAGAAAGAATATACTTGTACTCTCTTTTGAACTTTCTGGCTAAAGGATGGGTTAATACGGGCTTCTGCTGGTTAAAAAATCTTAAAAATGAAGCCCGGAAGAGTGTCGAAGATGCCTATTATTTCGAGGATGTATGCGCCGAACATTCTTTTAATCGTGATAGCGAATATATTGCAGAAGTGGGCGGTTTTTTTTCTATTGATTCTCATAATATACTTGAAGATATTGAATTAAATGGATGTTGTATTTGTTCTGGTGAAAATTTTGAAGGTGTATATAGCGGGTTGTCTGTTTTTCTTCCTCAAAGCAATAATATAAATCTAAACAAAAATAACCTGTTTTTATTCAAAGATGATTTTATCATTCTTAATGATTTCTCTTCTGAAAAAGAAGGTGATACAGGAGAGCAATTGAATAAAAAATATTTATATGGCTATGATATGGAGTCAATATATATTCAATTGAACGAGAAGAATACATTCTTTCAACCCTGCGATGAGTCGATTAGTAGACAAAATGAGCATAAAAAAGAATTAAACCCTCAGCTTGATAAAAAAACGCGAGTATCCAAAGCAGAAAGAGTATTTATACAATTGGCAATAAAAGAACATTACCACGAGTTTATAGACAGTCCGGGAACCATTGCCAATATATTCACCGCCTTGTCTAAAAAGCATGAAAGCCCTTTCGATTTCGATAAAAGCACCATAGGCAGGTGGATTAAAACCGCTCGCTAACTATTTTTTAACAATTCAGGGCTTAATAAGTCTATTTGAGGGCTTATTAAGCCCTCTCCTTCTTGCTTTGTGCGGATTGCCTGGGGAAAAATCATTCCCGAAAAGCTCAGGATACGGGAGAAAAACATGATACAGCGCATATTCATTCCACCAACTCCAGAACAACGCCGAGCCATACTCGCTGAGTATGGTTTTGACTACGAAGAACGCATCAGGGAAGACACGTGTAAAAAGATGACCACGCTTTCACGTTCCCGGCGTTGGGAACTGGAGGCGATTGGCGCTTTCCCTTCCCGCCACTCTTTGGGGCGTTGTTCGTGTACTTGGCTATTAAGCGATGTTTTATGGTGGTTGCGTAACCCGCCAACTATTGCCGAGGCAAATAATCCGCATGAAAACGCCAAAAAGAAAAAGAGAGACGCTGATTTACTGGAGTAACATTTATGGAAAACACAATCACGGTATTAACACCCGTTTTTAAAAACTGCCCGGAAATGACCACGATTGCATCGTGGCCCCGTAGTTTTGTATATCAAAAGGGACAATCTGAAGTCTCTTTGGTTATTCGTCTGATTGATATCATTGCATCAAAATACATGCACAGACACGCCGAGGAATATTGCGATATTACAGGGTATTGCCTGCCGTTAGTGCATAAAATCAGTGATGAAGAGATGCGGGATATTGCGGAAGGTTGCGATATTGCCATTACACGCATCCGGCAAAAAATCCGCGAAGCAGAAAATAAAGTGACTGCTCAGGAAAATAAAATCAGCGAATTGCGTAACGCTCAGTTACAGCCCACGTGTGCTGATAACCCTTATGGTGATCGGTATTCAGTAAAAGACGTTATCGAGCATGAAATGCGTCTGCTTGAAAATGAGAAACGGAATTGCGAAAAGACACGCGCTGTCTGTGAGCAGGCTATACGCCTTATTGGTACGGGGAAAAACCTTTCTCATGATGGCGGTAATGCGTGGATTTTTGCCGCTTCGTTTGACGGACTGGAGCCGGAAACAAATCGCCGTATCAATATTTATAAAGAGATTATTTCGGCTGTCAGTGCGATCGTCACTTTACGCAATGAAGAAATTAAGCACATTCCTTATTCAGTAATGGCTAAATACAACCATTTACGGCAGGAATATATTAATGATGCATTACGTACTCTGACGAAGCATTATTACAGCAACGGCAGTGAAACCATCCGCCATGCGATGACGCTACAGGAATACACCGGAATAAGTATGCCACGAATTGAACGGGATGCGGCGACCGCTTTGCTGTCTGTACATACCGAAAAGAAAGATATTGTTTAAGGGGAAATGTATGTTTTTTAATATTAATGACCTGAAAGATAAAGCCGGAAGCGTGCTTGAAAATATCAATATTTCATCTCCAGCGGTGAACGAAAATGAAACTGACATTAATAGCGCGCTTGCAGAAAAAGATCTTTACGCACGCATCAGTGCATACACACAAAAAAATCCGTTTGTGCATTTTATTTCGCCCTCTAACTGGCTTTCCGGGCAAATAAAATACCTGTCAGTTAATCCGCATCAGTCCGCTATTAACCTTATTGGGGATGCGCGCTTATCCACCGGACGCGCAGAGGAAGGACGCTTTAGCCGTGCCATGGATATTAAAGGCTCTCCGATTGAATGCTATGAGATGGACTCATGCGAATATCTCGACTGGATTAACTTGGTTGTGATGGCCAATGTGGCGAATGACGACAAAAACCGCGATGCACTGCTGGGGATTTTGTGTGGCTATCTGACCAGCAAAATTTATCTGGACGATCTGCGGATTGGCTTTAACGGCAAGTCAGCGGCAACCTTCACCACACCGGACACCAACCCGAACGGCGAGGATGTTGCGCCCGGCTGGCATGAAATTGCCAGGAAGGCAAGCGAAGGACGACAGATTATCAGCGATGCCATTACGCTGGGCGCAGGTGGTGATTTTCCGGGGGTAGATGCACTGGCGCAGCATCTGATTAAAACGAAAATTGCCGCACAGTGGCAGAACGATCCACGCCTTGTGGTGATGGTGGGATCAGAACTTGCAGCTGCCGAACGTCTGCGTCTTTTCAGCACCGCAAACGGCGCAGGAGATACCGAAGCCGCCAGCGCATGGGGAAGCACCATTGCCGGGCATTTTGCCTTTGTGCCACCGTTTATGCCGGGTAAACGTCTGGCTGTGACCACACTCCCGAACCTGCTGATTAACATCATTGAAGGCTCTTACCGCACAGAGTTCGATATGAACAAAGACACCAAACGCCTGAACATGCGGGCATGGCGTCATCAGGGCTACGGGCTGGCGGATGTGAATCTTTACGCGGCAGTGGATGAGGGCGCGATTACGCTTAATCCGTGATGGCTGGATAAGAAAACGGCCCGCAAGATGGCGGGCCGCTAACCACAAAAGGAAAAATCTACGAATCTACAGTTCGGGAATGATTATGAACTTTTTACGTACAGAAATCAATCACTCAGCGCAATCACGCAAAAATAATTTGCAATATTACTTGACTCGCTTTTTTGTCATGGCGTATCGTTTGCCCGCACCTCATAAAGCGGGTGCCGGGTTTGACAGCCTGATTGTTAGAGCGGGTAGCCGCTATATTTCCGTAATGCGGTTTTTTTGTGCCCGTAATTCCACCCTACCCCGTATTATGGCGGGGCGTAATGGGGGAGCCTTTGCGCTCGCTGGTTTCTCTAACGCCAGTCTGTCAACCCTGTTACGTCCCGCCACCATGTTTGACAGCGTGCTGGCGAGACTCCGTAAATCAGTTAGAGGAGCCGCCAAAATGGCTATATCAACACGCCCTGATTTTATCTGGCGCTTTATGCAGTGCCACGGTAAAAATATTCGCCTTCATACCGTTACCGCTGCCAGTGAGCGCGAAGCGCGCGCCATGCTTCCGGCATCCCGTCTGGTCTTTGTTGCCCGTATCCGTGTCCGGGAGGCGTGCCATGTTTAAGCTCCTTATCACCCTGATTAACTGCCAGAACGGCGACGTTCGCCAGTTTGTTCATGCCGAGGAATACCCGACCTGTGATGATGCGTTGCGTGCTGCCCGTCGCATGGAGTACACCCGCGCCAACAAACAGGGGAAATTAACCCACAAATGCACGGTAAACATTATGGAAATGGAGGGGTAACAATGTACGAAATTCATATTAAATTGTGTAATGTGATTACGGGAGAAGAAGCAAACTATCGCGCGCCACTTAAATATAAATCGAGAAAAGAAGCGGCAATTGATGTATTCAGGTATGCAGAAGAAATTTCATCTAAATACCAGGGAGCAGAAGAAGAACTCACAGTATCAGCGGTGGAGGCAGAGCAATGAAAACCCGTTCAACATCCCGTAAAAATAATGGCAGTGGTGAAAAACGTTTCTTTGTGCTGGGTTATGCCGTTAATAAGCGCGGGTTAACCAAACATGCACATGCAACGGTATACGGAACGGGGCCGGGCGAAGCCATACGCCGCGCAGCCGAAGGACTGGAAGAGCTGGGAATGACACATTTCAGGGCGTTGAAGGTTACGCAGCTTTCTGCCTGATTCCCGAATTACCAACTGATAACTGAATTCAATTTATATTTCGGCCTTAACGGTCGGGGAGTTTTTTATGTCTGAAAATCAGAATTACGCAAATCTTTTACATAAAGAATATGTTGGTTTTTTTACAGAGGATGCAAAAGAAGATCTCACAGATGTAATTAGTCTCGTCAACCTTATATCTATCATGTTTGATGAAAGAAGCTGCGGAGTGGGTGCAGAAATTACCAATAAAGATATTACATCTCTGTCTAATATTATTAGTCGGGAATTACAATCAATAAAATCAGGTATGCATCTTTCTGGCGGCATTTTTTCATGGCGTCAGGCTGAAGCAGCAGGGATTGCCCGGAAACAAGAAGTAACGAGTAATTAATAAAAGCCCACTGCAAAAGGTGCAGTGGGGAGGGATTTATATATGAAACATAACACCAGAAAAGAGATTATTAACCGTCTTATTCGTGATTACAACTTTAAAGAAGAAAATAATTATCTTCGCTATGGTGTTTGTCCGCAATGTGGAAAGAAGGAACTGTTTACCAGTCTTGAGAGGCCGTACATCGTACACTGTGGCCGCGAAAATAAATGCGGTGCAGACCTGCTGACCAAAGAACTTTACCCGGATGTGTTTTCGTCATGGTCAGATCGCTATATCAGTACGAAAGACGATCCATACGCAGCGGCGGTAGCTTATCTTCAGGAGGCGCGCAATATTGCTGTGGAGCCACTGAAAGGGGCATTTACTCAGGAGCGATACCAGGACAAGGAAAGCGGCGAACAGGCCGCTACTGTGCGTTTTACGCTGGCTGACGGCGTGTGGTGGGAGCGCATCATAGACCGACCGGAACGCTTCGCTCGCAAGGCGAATTTTTCCGGCAGTTACAAGGGGCTGTGGTGGGCTTATCCGGGAGCGGATTTAAGCAAGGCCAAAGAAATCTGGATTTGTGAGGGTATCTTTGATGCCATCAGCCTTAACCAGAATGGCATTGCGGCCGTTTCTGTCATGTCTGCCGTGAACTACCCTGATAAATCGCTGGAAGAACTGGCGAAGCTGTGCGGGGATAATCCACGCCCGGTTATCGTGTGGGCGCTGGATAACGGGCGTGCGGGTGAGCGTTACGCGAAAAAACATGCAGAACGCAGCGCCGAAGACGGCTGGAGAACGGCGGCAGCATTACCAGGTAAAAACAGCAATAAACGCGACTGGAATGATTTACACATCGCCGGAAAGCTGCGTGGCCATGATGTGAAAAGATATCGTTATTACGGTGATTTATTGTTGGCGAAATCGCCGAGAGATAAGGCACTAATAATGTTTTCCTTTCGTGAGCGAAAGGAGTTTTATTTTCCCTTTGATAACCGTATTTTCTGGTTCAAGCTGGATATTGAGCGCCATATGAAGGCTGTTGAGCGTGTCATTAATGAGCGAAATGTTGACGAAAATGAAGCGCGCAAAATTGCACTTAAGGAATCCGGTGCAGTAAAAGAAATCGCAAACTGTAACCCAGTACCGCTTTATTACATTCGAAACAATGACACGGATGAAGCATGGTATTACTTCCGTGTTACGTTCCCGGATGGTGCGACGGTGAAAAACACCTTTACATCAGGTCAATTAACATCCGCATCTGAATTTAAAAAACGCCTGTTGCATGTGGCAAAAGGTGGTATTTATACCGGAACGACTGCGCACCTTGATGCATTAATAAAAAATGACCTTCCCGCAATAAAAAATGTTATCGGTCAGGATTTTATCGGATACAACAAAGAGATTGGCGCATGGCTGTTTAATGATGTCGCGGTTTGTAATGGTAAAACCTACGAAATCAATGAAGAGGATTATTTTGAAATTGATGGCATAAACGCAAAACCATTGAATAAAAAACCAATATTGCAGATTAACTATAAAAAACCGGATGAATTTACAACGTCCTGGGTGGAAGATCTCTGGCTGGCGTTTGGTGAAAAGGGAATTATTACCCTGGCCTTCTGGCTGGGTTCGTTGTTCAGCGAACAAATCAGGCAGAAAAACGCATCTTACCCCTTTCTTGAGATTACCGGAGAGCCTGGAACGGGTAAAACAACGCTGATTGATTTTTGCTGGCGTTTGTGTGGCCGTGACAACTATGAAGGTGTTGATCCAACCAAAGGATCGGAATCAGGCTGGAAGCGAACTTTTGGACAGGTCGCCGGATTACCTGTTGTTCTGATTGAGGCAGACCGGGGGGACAATGCGCAAAAAAGAGGTGCGTTTGACTTTGATAACCTGAAAAGCCTCTATAACGGCGGTGGTATTGGGGTACGTGGTGTTAAAACTAATGATAACGCCACATATGACCCTGTTTTTAAAGGGGCTGTCGTGATTGCGCAGAATGCCACGGTAAATGCCTCATCGGCAATTATCGAGCGTCTGGTACGTATATACACCGATAAAAAACGCCACTCACCAGATAGCCGACTGGCAGCAAAACGGCTGGAGCTTTACCCCGTTGAGCAGGTATCAGGTTTTATCCATCGGGCAGTAAGCCAGGAGCGGGCGATTATGGATTTGTTTATGGCACTCTCGGATCCTGAAACAGCCCGCCTTTACAGTTGCGAAAATATTCGCCATCAGCGTATTGCCAAAAATCACGCGCAACTAATTGCACTGGTCAGGGTGCTGAAATGCGTTATTGATATCCCGGATGAATGGCTTGATGCCACATGTCTGGAACTGGAGCGAATGGCAGAGGAACAGGCTAAAGCGGTAATGGATGACTTGCCGGAAGTGATGGCGTTCTGGGAGGCGTTCGACTATCTGGACGGCATAACAGCATACGGCGTAAATCATTTTGGCAAGGGACGGCAGAATGAGTTTGCCGTCAGTATCCCGCAACTTGAGCAGGTTGCCGCCGTTCACCATGTGAAGATCCAAACCAATCCCGAAATGATAAAGCTTCTCAAGGCTGGCCGTTCTCGATCGCTGATTGGATACAAGCCCGTCCGTAGCGAGGTATCCAGACAGGCGAACGCCGGGAGGGGGATAGCCGAGGCCAGAGAGAAGGAGGTATTGAAATGCTGGATATTTAGTAACAAGGAGGGGGCTTAAGTATGTCGATCAGAAAGATGGATGATGGGCGATGGCTGCTCGATATCAGGCCACAAGGGGCGTACGGCAAACGGATACGTAAAATTTTTGTCAGGAAAGGGAGTGCAGAGGCCTTCGAACAATATATTTTACAGAATTTCCATAACAACCCATGGCTGGCTAAACCTGCTGATCGGCGGCGATTATCAGAGCTGCTTGATACATGGTGGATGCTTGATGGCCGTAACCAGGCTTACGGCGATACCTACAGGATCCGGCTGGAGAAAGTGATTCGTGAAATGGGAGATCCGCGCGCCAGCCAGATGACGCAAAAATTTATGCTTGAGTATCGGTCAGAGAAATTACAGGCCGGCTTAATGCCATCCAGCATTAATCGTGACTTGTGCGTTCTGTCTACCATGTTCACGGTGCTGATTGAAGCAGGGGTCTTTCACAACCCGAACCCTGTGCGCAGTATACGCAAGCTAAAAATTCAGAATACAGAGATGGCCTTTCTTTCTGATGATGAGATTGAACGGCTTCTTGAGCGACTGGAGGGGGATGCGCGTCGTGTTGCCATTCTGTGTCTTTCTACTGGTGCCCGATGGAGTGAAGCATCGGAACTACGTGGAGAGCATATCGTTGGCAACCGTGTGACGTTTTTTAACACCAAAAACGGAAAATCCCGCTCGGTTCCTGTGGCGGATTCGGTCGTGCCGCTGATTAAAACCCGTCGGACGGGGTTGTTGTATCAGGTTGATTATCTGGAGTTCCGGGAGATTCTTCAGGAGGTTAAGCCGGATTTGCCGAAGGGGCAGGCTACGCATGTTATGCGTCATACATTTGCCACACACTTTATGATGAATGGTGGGAATATCGTTACATTACAACGGATTCTTGGACATGCGACTATCCAGCAAACGATGACTTATGCGCATTTTTCTCCCGACTATCTGGCGGATGCCATGAGGTTTAACCCGATAGCTAACATGGCATTCACTGAACAAAAAGAGCCAGCAGAGTAACCCGCAGAACGCTACATTCACAGCAAAAGAGGTCAGTTTTCCACTGGCCTTTTTTGTTGGCCAAAGCCAACGGTAACAGCAATGCAATGGTGGCCATATTGCAGCGGTGCCGCCATCAATTTTTTTGCTCTCCCTTCCTGATTATCAGGAAAGAGTCAAATAGTGGCGAGATACATTTTAATCACAGAGAGTTAATGAGAGTGAGACATAGTGAGTGAGTTTAATTAACATTTTAAAGGGTTGCGCTAAAATCCGGGGGGGGGTGCGGAAACGGGTTACAAAGGTTACAAACAGAAAAATATATTATATATCAATATATTATAATACATTTAAAAGGTTACAAACGGGTTACAACAGGGTTACATGTAACCTTTATGTAGTGGTTACTGTTGGTTACAGGTTAAATTTATAATTAATTGATAATTAATCTGTTTTTTAGAGCTGTAACCTCGTGTAACCTTCTGTAACCTCAAAAAGGTTACAAGCAATTTCATTTAAAATCATGATGTTAATGTGTGTTTTAAGGAGCTGTAACCTTTGTAACCCGTTTCCGCACCCCCTACCGGATTTTGAGGCAGAGCCCAAAAAACACTGGTAAGACCAGAAACATAAAATTAACACAACAAAACTGAATGAAATGACTGTTACCCCCCCGTGATGACGGGTAAAATCAGGTCAGGCAATCAGCGTTTATTCATGAGGTGCCGGAGTGCGCAGACAGAAAGCGCGGTGTTTTTGCTGTGGTGAGCGCGCAGTGATTGAAAAGACCGTCTGGAAAGATGATCGGTTTGCTGACGTGTATTACCGTTGCAAGCGTCTTGAGTGCGGACATACCTGGGTAATGAATCTGACCTACTCGCACACGCTGACCCCCAGCGGACTGGAGAACGGCGTGTTGAAGCTGTTGATCGAACGAATGCGCCCGGAGGAAAAACAAATGGCGCTGGAACTACTACAGGCCTGAGGATACCAGCCAAAAGAAAACCCGCAGCTTTTACACGGCGGGTTTGTGATGTTCATGACTGCAGATAGGGTGCCGTTCCGGCCTTTACCCTGGCAACCGATTGACGGGGAAGTTGACTTCCCCGTCGCGGTTCCTTACTGTGTAGACTTACATTGTAAGAATGCCGCAATTTCCGTTCCTGCAAACCTGAATCGCAACTCACAAGGTGATGTGTGGAGGATCCAGATTATCGCTACTGCGGTTAAACACAGTAGCAGGGTTTTTAACGGAATTTGCGTCATAGCGCTTGCTCCTTTGGTGGAGAGGCGCTAACCTTCTACTTGTCAAGGTACGAAGTGTTAGGGCCTCGGGTTAACATTAAAGTTGACTCGGGGCCTTTCCACATCTGGCCTTCGGGTATTCCCTCCGACCATCAGCCGAAAGGCACCCGCAGCGATTCTAGCCTGGTTGCCATACCCGCATCAATCACCCGCCACATCGCTTTATCGCTCGCAAATCAGCAACCTGACGCTACTTTACGTCGCTCTGTCCGGCATTTTACGTCACCTCATCGCACCGCGTTTTATTCGTCCCTTCTGACCGTTCTGCCTCTCCCTGTTGTGAAGTTTTTTTCAGTTTCATTTTGTTCGCCGTATGCCGTCAGGGCGCGTCACGTCTGGATTTTCGCGAAATGCTGCCGGGCGTGAAATTCTGCCACCGGGCCAAACAGCCTCACGTAAAGTATGAAAAAGCCTTAAATATCATGAAAGTAGTCACGCGCAGCACAAAAAAAGAACTGAAAACCGGGAAGAAAAATTGCAAAAAATTTCACTGAATGAAATTTTGCTTTTGCACGAATCCCCAGAACTGACGCACCCTGCCAGCTATTTTTTCACACCAGAAAACTGAAAAAGTGTTTCGACACGAAACCCGCGGGTTGGAGGGGGTAGCGCGGTTTACGTCACCTCACGTTTTACGTCACGCCGTTTACGCGGCGTATGCATACAGCGCCAGAACGGCACACAGAAAGCTGATTCGGGGAGAAAATACGAAAACGCACGGCCTGAACCGTGCGTTAATCAGGGCGCGTTTTACGCGGTTTTATGCGGGGCGTTTATTCAGACCAGACCGTAGTCATTTGCGGTCGATTCATCGTTGCTGGCAAAGCTGGCAGCCGCCTGAGTCATGGCTGATTTTAGCGGCGATGCTTCTGCTTCAAGCAATGTCCTGAGCTGGCTTAGTGGAATGCGCTGGCTGAACTCTGCCAGCCCTTCGCTAAAGCTAAATTGCTTTGGTGACTCATCACCACACGCAATCCATGCGAAGTCCTCAGCATCACCACGCTGCTTTAACTCAAAGAAGCACGGGAAGTCAAACCTCTGGCAGAAGCGTTTAGCTCCGTCGATGGTGGAGAAGTAAGCCGCTTCCAGTCCGCCCTGTTCGTCGGGCATGGCGACCACATACCTTACAGGCGCGCGCTCTTCCAGTTCCTGTGCAATTCCGGCGCAGAACGTCGGCGTATAGCCGCTGTTCGCAATCCTGTTCATCGCTCCCCGCCAGCCGAATGGGTTGTTTTCTGGTGTGCCGGCTCTGGTGTCGGTGCCTGTGAATATAGTTTTATTGCTCATCTTTGTTTAATCCTGTTGATTGGTTGTCGACGTTGCGACCTGGCTGAATCATAACAGTGAGTAGAGCGGGCGCAAGTTGGTGTGAGGTGACACATAAGGTACAATTTGCGGCCTTAAAGTGTTCTCATGTGTTCTGGTGTTGTCTGCCTGCGATATTGTTTTGTGTATCAATTGGTGTATCAATATCGATATTTGCAGAGAATTAAAACGAAATTAAATTCACTGAAATCAATGTGATAGGTTATTGATGAAACATTATGTAGAAGTAATGATCCCCGAAGCGGAGATTAAAGCGCGTATCGCCGAACTGGGTCGTCAGATTACTGAGCGTTACAAAGACAGCGGCAGCGATATGGTGCTGGTGGGTCTGCTGCGTGGCTCATTTATGTTTATGGCGGACCTGTGCCGTGAAGTTCAGGTATCTCATGAAGTCGACTTTATGACCGCCTCCAGCTACGGTAGCGGCATGTCCACCACCCGTGATGTGAAAATCCTCAAAGATCTGGATGAAGATATCCGTGGCAAGGACGTGCTGATTGTTGAAGATATCATCGACTCGGGGAATACACTGTCGAAAGTGCGTGAGATCTTAAGCCTGCGCGAACCGAAGTCGCTGGCGATTTGTACGCTGCTGGATAAACCGTCCCGTCGTGAAGTGAACGTCCCGGTAGAATTTATCGGTTTCTCGATCCCGGATGAGTTTGTGGTGGGTTACGGCATTGATTACGCACAGCGTTACCGTCATCTGCCGTATATCGGCAAAGTGATTCTGCTGGACGAGTAA